TGTCTTGATAACAATTAAAGGTAAAGAGATTGTAGCAAAGTATTTGCTTGGAACCGCACCAGCCTATGCTTCTTATATGGCTTTTGGATGTGGTCCACAACCTCTGGGTTCTGGAGATTCACATGATTTTAATGAATATGAAATAAAAGAATCACTAGATTTTGAAATGTTTAGAGTTCCAATTTCTTCAAAAGGATATGTTTATGAAGATGATGTAAACAAATTAGTATTTACAGCAGAACTTCCAGGACAAGAAAGATATGAAATTACAGAAATTGGAATTTATTCTGCAGGCAGCAATCCATCTGCCGCAGGATTTGATAGCAGAAATATTGTTTTGTTTTCACAAGAAGAATCCTGGCAGGCAGTAACTGCTTCAACATCAACCATACCAGTTATAACAGCCCCACTTGATCCTGCTGATAATAATGTTATTAGTCCATTGGTTGACGGCGCAGAGGTTGATGTTTTTCAAGCAAATGCTGATAACAGAGTTTTTTATAAAAAAAATAGAAATGACTATTATGAGAGATGTAGATTTTTTAATAACGTTGTCATGATTGCTGGAGATTATTCTAGTATAAAAGATGCAACTGCTTCTACAGATCTTTCATCTGTTTATCATATTTTAAAAACAGGAACATCTCTTAATCTGTCTCAAAATTCATTATCAGACAAAATTAAAATTGCATTTTCTATTATTAATAAAAGTGCATCACAAACACTTTCAACTCCGTATACTGGTCCAGATAGTGTAAAAATTATAATTGATTTTATTAATACATCTACAAAAAAAGCAAGATTAATATTTAACGCTATTGATTCAGCAAGTGCAGAACTTAATTTTTCAACTAATAGATATTATGTACTTGAAAAAGAAATATCTGATGCTGTTCAAGATGATGGATTTACCTGGGCAGATGTAACATCTATAAAAATATATGCTTGTGCTGTTACAAGCAATGCATTAGATGACGGATATTATGTTGGTCTTGATGCGATTAGAGTTGAAAATGTTTCAACACAAAACCCTTTATATGGATTAACTGCTTATACAACTGTTAAAAATATTAGTGAACAACCAATATTAAAAGCATCTAATACAAATAATTATGTAGAATATAGGATGACTGTTGGTGTTCAGTAGTGGCAGATAAAAATATAAAAAAATCAATTATTCCAAAAAAAAATTTGCCAGATTTTAGTGGCAAAACTGGAAAGTATGATCTTAGATATAGAGTTATTTCTGAAGACAGAAATAGAACCTCACATTGGTCTAAAGTACATTCTTTAACAGTTCCTTCTGTAACGCAACTTACTTCAGCATCCTATCAACTTGTAGTAGAAGAAACAAATCCTACAATTTATGTTGTTCAGTTGTTTTGGACACCTAATAGTTCCTATCTATTTAATACTTTTGATATATATTTATCAACCAACAAAGCAGTTGGAGAGCCAGTTGTTGCAGATTATTCTTATAACAGAAGGATGTCTGTACCACAATTTTCTATAAATCTTGATGATAATGATGTTGATAATTTTAGTATTATTGTTCATTCTCCAACTTACGATAGAATTATAAATAATAATCATATATTGGTAAAAACTCCCAAATATACACTACCTGTAAGTTAGTCATATATGGTATAATTAAATATCATGCCTAAAAAACTTATAGTTCCACAAAGAGGTCAGCCACTAGATGTTTCATACATTAATAATATTGTAACAGTTGTTAATGAACTTATAGATCAAGGCTCTCCTTCAGCAAAAAATACCACCAAGATTGTTAGAACATTTCCTCAAAGAGCAGAGAACATGATTCCAACTCCAGGTGTTTCTATTTATGGAGAAGTTGTTAATGTTGCAAACTCTACAGCAACAACTTCTGGTGGGGAAATTCCATTTAAAATTAATTTTAGTTATTTGTATCCACCACTTGTTGTTGCAACTCCTTGGAATAGAGGTGGAACAGATGCTGGAAAAAATGTTTCTATTTATGTAACTAATGTAACAACATCTGAGGCAAACCTTGTCGCTAAGTTTTCATCTAATGGAACAGCAACAGTAGACGTTAATGTTCTTGTTGTTGGAATTCCAAATTGAAATGCGTAAAATGTAAAGGTAAAATCTTAGTAGACCGTCAATTCAGCACATCTGAGCATCTTGAGGTATACTGTATTGTATGTGGTAAAAGAAAATTTTATCATCCACCAGATAGTTCTAAAGAGGGATCATGGCTTCTTTCTCAGGAAAAGACGAGGGCAAAGATTACAATAACGCCCCTGTAATTTCTGGTAGCAAAAAAATATGGTTTCTTAATGGAGACCTTGTAAGAATATATCATAATAGTAGATCTACTGGTACTATAACTTTATACAATATTAACAAAGATCAAAATGAAATTTGTTTTTTACATGAATTTAAAAAGAAAAGAGAACGAGCATATACCGTGAGTGAAACATCACAACTATTAAATAGACATAGAAAGTATATGCCACGTTTGATGAAAAAGGGGATTATTCCATATCCTAAAGGATCTAGTAAGGATGGAAAAATAGGATTTCAGATTAGATCATATTATTCTGAAAGTCAGGTTAAAGAGATGCGAGATATTCTTGCATCAATTCATCAAGGCCAGCCTAGAAAAGACGGATTGGTAACAAATAATAATACGCCTACTAAGCAAGAGTTGACACGCAGAATGGGCGATGGTATACTTACTTATACGAAAACTGAAGATGGTAGATATATTCCTGTTTGGAATGAGAGCATTAACTAAGCCTTTGGAGGGCTAATGGAACAAAATGATGAGACTAAAGTATCTGTTACTTTAGGATATACACTAAATCTTGGCAACTTTCAATCGCTACGGCTTGATTTGGGCGTGGTAGATTCAAAGAGGCAGGGTGAGACTACAAACGATGCTATGGAGCGTGTATATGGCTTTGTAGAGGCTAAATTGACCGAAAAAATCAATGAGGCTAAGGCAGAAATAGCAGAGTAATGGCAGATCGCAAAGACCGAATGGCTTTGCTGAGCAGGTATTCTAAGTATCATACTGAAAGATATCAAGCAAAGCCTACTTTAAATTTAAATGTAGAACAGTGGGCTTCAGATGCATTGATTGAATCCTACGGATTGCCAGTCTGTTATGACCTACTTCAATATTATTTTAAAGTGGCACAAGATCCATCTTGGAATCATTTTGCATATAATGCTGAAAAAATCTTAAAGGCTAAACTTGATAAAGAGCAAGATGATAAAGAACGATTAGAAAGACGTGGAAAGGCAAGGGCGTGGCTAAGTGAATAACTCAGAGGCAAAAGTAATTAATGCTGTATTAAAAGATAAACAGATACACGTTTTGCTTCAGGCCAATATTGATAATGTAATAAGAACCCACAATGATATATGGAACTTTATTAAAAAATATTTTGAACACAATAGTACAGTTCCTCCAATTTCTTTGGTTGTAGAAAAGTTTAGAGATTTTGAAGTGATAGAAGATATTGGTGCAACTAAACATCATCTTGAAGAATTACAACACGAATATCTTAACGACAGCCTTAAAGATATTTTACGTTCTGCTGCTACAGACGTACAAAATGATAAAGGCTCAGAGGCTCTTAATAACCTAATTACTAAAACATCTGAATTAAAGAAAAACACATCTGCGGTTCGTGATATTGATGTTATTGATTTAGATTCTGCTATTGCTTATTTTGATCATCTTAAAAAGATGGAGGAAGCAGGTAACGTAGGAATTAAAACGGGACTACCAGGATTTGATAACTATCTTCCTTCTGGCATCACCGCTGGACAACTAGGAGTATTTCTTGCATATCCAGGAATCGGTAAATCTTGGCTTGCACTTTATTTTGCGGTACAAGCATGGAAGCAAGGTAAAACTCCATTAGTAATTAGTCTTGAAATGTCTGAAACAGAAGTTCGTAATCGTGTGTTTACAATTATGGGCGAAGGTATTTGGTCACATCGCAAAATAAGTCAAGGAAAAATTGAGATAGACACTTTAAAAGAGTGGCATAAGCGCCACCTTGAAGGTAAAAATCCTTTTCATATTATTTCTAACGATCAAGGTGGAGAGATTAGCCCATCCGTAATACGTGGAAAAATTGATCAATATAAACCAGACTTTGTTATTGTAGACTACCTACAACTTATGACACCAAATCAAAAGTCGGACAATGAAACTGTAAGAATGAAAAACTTATCTCGTGAACTTAAACTTATGGCCATTTCGGAAGAAGTTCCAATTGTTGCTATTTCCTCTGCTACCCCAGATGATGTAAATGATCTTAGCAGCGTTCCTACACTTGGTCAAACAGCATGGTCTAGACAGATTGCGTATGATGCTGACTGGGTAATGGCTTTAGGTAGAGCAACTAACTCAGACATTATTAATTGTGCTTTTAGAAAGAATCGCAATGGGTTTATGGGTGATTTTTTAGTGCAGGTAGACTTTGATAAAGGCTACTATCGCTATAAAGACTACGAAGATAAGGCGTTATAATATAATGTGTCGCTTCATCACAAACCGATCAAAAACTTTTATCTTGATGGCATAATCAAGGATGAGTCTCACATACCCAGACTTAAGGAAGAATATCTTAGATTATTGGTCATACAAATGCGTGAAACTGGGTATGCACCAAGAATTGACATTGAGCCAGACTTTACGCTAAACTATGATAGTGACAAGAATTGTTTTGAGTTTGGGCTTACGGCATATGGAATGTACGTTGGAAGAAAGAAGATAGAGTGGATAATCGCGGTAGACGGGTACAGGCCAATACATATACAGAAGACCAGATTAAAAGAGTCCTTGTCGGGTCAGGCGTAACTATAGAGTCAGAAGTCGGATCAGACTTCATTATATTTTGTCCATATCACAACAATACAAGAACTCCAGCGGGAGAGGTTTCAAAAGAAAGCGGATTATTCTTTTGTTTTAGTTGTCAACAAACTGCAGAACTTCAAGAACTTATTATGAAGATGACTGGCAGATCATATTTTGAGTCTATTAGATTTATCAAAAGCAAGGAAAAAGAAACAAATATAGAGGACCTTGTAAATAAAAAACTTTATAAGCCTAAAGAGTTTATACAATATGATGAGTTACTTATTAAAAGATTAAACAATCAAGCACTAGAATCACCACGAGCATTAAGATATTTTGAAGGTAGAAAGATTACAAAAAAGTCTATGGATAAGTTTAGTCTTGGATATTCCGAAAAACAAGATATGGTAACAATACCAGTTCAGTCTCCAGATGGCATGACTATAGGTTTTGTAGCAAGAACAGTTGAGGGTAAAGAGTTTAAAAATACCCCAGGATTGCCTAAGAGTAAAATACTTTTTAATTTACATAGAGTAAAACAGTCTAATAAAATATATGTAGTAGAATCATCATTTGATGCTATCAGAATAGATCAAGTTGGATTGCCAGCAGTTGCAACATTGGGAGCGAATGTATCCAGTTCTCAGATAGAACTACTTAAAAAATACTTCAATGATGTATATATTGTTTCAGATAATGATGATGCTGGAAATACAATGGCTAATAAACTTATTGACAAACTTGGCGGTAGATCATCAATAATTAAATTAGATTCAATATATAAAGATATTGGCGATATGCTTGATAGTGATATAATAGAATTGTTGCAAAAATCTGATAACTTAGTAGATCAAATTTTTAAAACAAACATATAGTTTGACAAACACAAACGAATACTATACAATAAATATACAACAAAGGAGAATAATATGAGCGTAGTAAAGGGACTAAAAAACATCAATGCCCTGCTCGACAAACCAAAATATGAAGGAACTGGAACAAAGGTCCGTTGGCTGAAATTAGCAGATGGACAAGCAGTTAAAATAAGATTCATTGAAGAACTTGATGATGAGTCTGCAAACTACAATGCTGATCGTGGTCTAGCACTTGTTGTAAAAGAACATACAAATCCAAAAGATTACAAGCGCCGCGCTTTAGACACAATGGAAACAGAAGGTCGTGACTGGGCAGAAGAGATGCACCGTAAAGATCCAAAGGCTGGCTGGAAAGGTCGCCTTCGTTTCTACTGCAATGTTCTTGTTGATGATGGCATTGAAGAACCCTATGTTGCAGTTTGGGCTATGGGAATAAGCAAGCAATCTGCATTTAATACAATTCGTGAGTATGCGCTTGAAATAGGTAGCATCTCTAATCTTTCGTGGAAGTTAAAGCGTAACGGACAGGGAACTGAAACAAGTTACACATTAATTCCAGGCAGTCCAGATAAAGAACCATTTGATTGGTCTAAGGTAACGCCGTTTCCATTAGAAAAGGCTTTGAACAAAATTCCTTATGCTGAACAAGAAGCGTTTTATCTTGGATTTGACACTCCAAGTAGTTCGGCAACAAACATTGAATGGTAATTTGTGAACTACGTAGGATTACACGTTCACACACACTATTCACTTATGGATGGTGTTGCTACACCTCAAGAATATATTGACAGAGCCGTGAGTCTGGGCATGACAGCAATTGCTATCACAGATCACGGCAGCCTGTCTGGTCATCGTGAGATGTATCGTGCAGCAAAGGCAGCGGGAATTAAGCCAATTCTTGGTATTGAAGGATATATTGCTGCAGATAGATTTGATCATAGAGATAAAGCAGAACGTACAACACCTCTTGATTTAATTTATAATCATATTGTTATTCTTGCAAAGAATCAACAAGGTTTAGAAAACCTTAATAAACTTAATGAGATTGCTTGGACAGAAGGTTTTTATAAAAAGCCTAGAATTGATTTTGCAGTATTGGAAAAGTATAAAGATGGTTTGATTGTTTTGTCTGCTTGTCTTAGTGGACTTATTGCAAAGGCTATTGAAGTTGGAGAGTTTGCAGTAGCAAAACAACATATTGAATGGTTTAAGAAAACATTTAAGGATGATTTTTATATTGAGGTAATGCCACACAATCCAACTGAAATTAATCTTAACCTTATGCAACTTGCTGATGAGTTTGGGGTAAAGATAGTAGTAACTCCAGATTGTCACCATTCAGATGTAGATCAAAAAGTTATTCAAGAAATGATGCTTATTCTTAATACACATGCCAAACTTGAAAAAGATGTTAAGTACGATAAGTCTAAAAAGTATAAAGATATGATGGATAGGCTTGACTATCTTTATGGCAAAGACAGAATGATGAGTTTTAATAGGTTTGACATTCATCTATTATCATATGATGAAATGAAGTCTGCAATGACTAAAGAACTTAAGTTTAGAGAAGATATGTTTGCTAATACCTTTGAGATTGCAGACAAGGTAGAAGATTATGATATTAAAGAAGATTTAAATCTACTGCCAGTTCAATATAAAAATCCAGACAAGGAATTAAGAGAACTTGCTTGGACGGCATTAGAAGAAATGCAATTAACATCCTCATGGCTTGGTAATGACTCTTATGAATTAAGATTAGACGAAGAACTAGAAACTATTAAAGAAAAGAAATTTGCTCCATACTTTTTGGTTGTTCGTAACATGATTAATTGGGCTAAGAAGCAAGGCATTATGGTTGGTCCAGGTCGTGGGTCATCAGCAGGTTCACTCCTTTGCTATACACTTGGAATTACTGACATTGATCCAATGCAACATGGACTTCTATTCTTTCGTTTTATTAATCCAGAACGTAATGACTTTCCTGATATTGATACAGATATTCAAGATTCTAGACGAGATGAAGTTAAAGATTATCTTGTAAAACAATATAGACATGTTGCATCTATTGCTACATTCTTACAATTTAAAGATAAAGGTGTTGTTAGAGATGTTTCTCGTGTATTAAATATTCCATTGCTAGATGTAAACAAAGTATTAAAAACTGTAGACACTTGGGATGATTTTTGTAGATCAAAAGCATCTGCATGGTTTAGAGAGAAATACCCAGAAGTAGAAATATACGGAGAGCAACTTAGGGGCAGGATTAGAGGCACTGGCATTCATGCTGCTGGTGTTGTTACAAGCAAAGACCCTATTTTTAAATATGCACCAATGGAAACTCGTTCTGCTCCAGGAAGCGATGAAAGAATACCTGTTGTTGCAGTTGATATGGAGGAGGCTGCAAGGATTGGTCTCATCAAAATTGATGCACTTGGATTAAAAACACTCAGCGTTCTTGATAGTACAATTCAAATTATTGAGCAACGACATGGCAAAAAGATTGATTTGTTGTCTATTGATATGAATGACAAGAATGTTTATCAAATGCTTTCAGACGGGTATACAAAGGGTGTGTTTCAATGTGAAGCAACGCCATACACAAATCTACTAGTTAAGATGGGTGTTAAGAATTTAGATGAACTTGCTGCATCTAATGCCTTAGTTCGTCCAGGTGCCATGAATACAATTGGTAAAGATTATATTGCTCGTAAACACGGTAAGCAAAATATTAATTATTTTCATCAGGTTATGAAACCAATTACACAAGACACATATGGATGTATTTTGTATCAAGAGCAGGTCATGCTTGCTTGCGTAGAACTTGGTGGAATGACTATGGCAGAAGCAGACAAGGTTCGTAAAATTATTGGTAAGAAAAAGGATGCAAGGGAGTTTGATGTTTTTAGAGATAAGTTCGTTTCTGGTGCGTCTAAGTTTGTTTCTCCCAATCAAGCAAAAGATCTCTGGCATGATTTTGAAGCGCATGCTGGATACTCATTCAACAAATCACACGCAGTAGCATATTCAACATTATCATATTGGACTGCATGGTTAAAGTACCACTATCCACTTGAGTTTATGTATTCTATTCTTAAAAATGAAAAAGATAAGGATGCTAGAACTGAGTATCTAATTGAGGCAAAACGCATGGGTATTCGAATTAAGTTGCCACACATAAATGAGTCAGACCTTGATTTTAAAATTGAGGGTAAAGGTATTAGATTTGGACTAACTGGAATTAAATATATTTCAGATAACATTGCAACCAAATATATTGCTGCACGTCCATTTACCTCTTTTAAACAAGTTGAAGAATTTACTTTTACAAAGGGTAATGGTGTAAATAGTAGAGCATTGCAAGCAATGAAGGGTGTTGGTGCATTAAACTTTGCAGATAATCCAACGGATGATAATGAAATTCGTGCTAATCTATATGAATATTTAAATCTTCCAGAGTTTAATATTTCTATTCCACAACACTACTATGCATATATAAATGATGTTGAAGAGTTTGAAGAAAAGGGTTCGTTTATTTTAATGGGTATGGTAAAATCAATTAAACGAGGAAAGGGTTGGTCAAGAGTTGAGGTTTTGGACAAGACTGGGTCTGTCGGTATATTTGATGATGAAAACACCACTATTGAGAGTGGTCGTACTTATATTATTCTTACAAACGATAATAGGATTGTGTCTGCAGTTCCTGTGGAAGAAATAAAAGATTCTAAAGGCGCACTTGTTAAGTTTTTAAATTACAAGATGTTGCCATATAAAGATGATGAAATGTTTGTTGTTTCCTTTAAGCCTAGAGTAACAAAGAATGGCAATAGGATGGCATCTCTTACAATTGCAGATGCATCGCGGGAATTACATTCAGTTACAGTATTTTCTACTTCTTTTCCTAAAGCATACATGAATATACAAGAAGGAAACGTATATAAGTTTGAGTTTGGAAAAACCAAAGATGGAACAGTAACAATGGAGGACGTAGTAAATGTTTGATAATTTAGCATATGAGTTACATAAAACAGCACAAGCAAAAAGGTTTTGGCCAGAAAAGGCTGATGATATTTTTATTGCCAAGCAGTGTATGATGATTGTTTCTGAAGTTACAGAGATAATGGAAGCAGTTCGTAAAAGTAAAGGTGAAGAAGAAATTGCTAAAGAGATAGCAGATGTTCTTATTAGAACATTAGATCTTTATGCTGGTATGAGAAAAAATGGATATCTTAATATTTCTTTAGATGAAGCGTTTGCAGAAAAAACACAATTTAATCAAACACGACCAGAAAAGCATGGGGTAAGATTTTAATGACAGTTTCAGTAGAAGAAGTATTGGCACAACTTAATCCTAAATTACGCAAGAGCGTAATGTCAGGAGATTCGGTTCCAGCCACAGAGTATGCAGCAACGCCTAGCATAGGTCTTAATAAGGCTTTAAACGGTGGTTTGCCATATGGTAGACAGGTTTTGATATGGGGATCTAAGTCGTCTGCAAAGTCTTCTTTATGCCTTCAGACAATCGCTTTAGCACAACAAGAAGGTAAGGTTTGTGCTTGGATTGATGCTGAAATGTCATATGACAAAGAATGGGCTAAAACATTAGGTGTAGATACTACTAAGTTAATTGTATCAAAGGCTAGAACAATAAACGAGATGGTAGATGTTGGAGTACAATTAATGGAAGCAGGAGTAGATTTAATTGTTGTTGACTCTATCACATCATTGCTTCCAGCAATATATTTTGAAAAAGATACAGATGAACTTAAGCAATTAGAAAACACTAAACAGATTGGTGCAGAGTCAAGAGATTTTAGTAATGCTTGGAAAATGATTAACTATGCAAACAATAAGGTAAAACCAACTTTATTTATTCTTATTTCACAATCAAGAAATAATATTAATGCTATGTATACTAGTCAACAACCAACAGGTGGTCAGGCTACCAAGTTTTATTCATCAACAGTTATTAAATTGTTTTCATCTGAATCAGACAATCAAGCATTGAAAGGAAAGATACATGTTGGAGATAAACTTATTGAGCAGAAGGTTGGGCGCAAAGTTAGGTGGGAGTTACAGTTTTCAAAAACTTCTCCATCCTTCCAATCTGGCGAGTATGATTTTTATTTTAGAGGTGATGATCTTGGTGTTGATACCATCGCTGATTTGGTTGATACAGCAGAAAGTTTAGGAATTATAAATAGAACTGGAGCCTGGTATCAACTTGAAGATGGCACTAAAGTTCAAGGCAGAGATGCTTTTGTAAATAAAGTTAGAGAAGAACTAGACCTACAGGATATGCTAAGAGACAAAGTAAAAAATGTCTGAAAAGTTTAAAACTTTTACTGGTAAATTTACATGTCAAAAATGTAATGAAGTTGTAGATATTTGTAGGCTTTGGAATGAAACAAAAGATGTTACTTGGATGTGTAGTAAAAAACATGTGTCTAAAATAAGTATGATTCCTAAAACAAAAAAGGATTATGAAAATGAGTGAAAGATCTGAGTCTAAAAGGTTAGGTGCTAAACAACATAAAAATTCTGGTAGAAATACTAAAAAGGGAGACGCATCTTGGAATGGATTTACTGTAGATTTTAAAGAAAGTGCTAAATCATTTACATTAAATGCAGATGTTTGGGCTAAGGTGGTAACAGATGCAATTAAAAATAATAATGATCCAGCACTCGTTGTTGTTTTGGGAGAGGGTAATAAAAAAATTAGACTTGCTATAATAGAGGTAGATGTCTTAGAACAAGTTATGGATGGTAAATAATGGAAAAAACAACACTAGAACAAATTAATGGTCTTTCAGAAATATCAGAGTATATGGAAGATGACGAATTAACAACGGCACTAACTACGATTGCAAAACTTATTATTAAACCAGATATTCCAATTCAAGTAGCAACTCTTGAAATAGTAAGATTGCAGGCAATTGCTGCTAAGTTATCATTAAAAGCAACTTGGATGGCAAATGTGGATAAAAATGATAGAGCAAAGAAAAACATATATTACACCGCTGCAGAGGCTGTTAACGATCTTGTTTCTGCCCTGAAATATATAACCAGATAGTGTATAATTGATATAACACAAAGGACATAGGGTATAAAAATGACAAAAAGTTTATTACAACAAGTAATGGTTAAGGCAGCAAAATCACAAAATAATATAGATGTAACATCAGTTATTGAAAAAATAGAGTCTGGTTATATGGTTGGACAAGACCCTAAACATCAAAAAAAGAAAACATTTGCTCCATCTGGATTAGTTTATGGTCAGGGAGAATGTGCCAGGTATTGGTATCACGCATTTGATGGTGTTGTTTTTGAAAGCACAAACACTCCATTTTCAGTAGCAAATATGTCAAATGGATCTCTTTCTCACGACAGAATTCAAGACGCACTTCTTAAGTCTGGTATTGCTAAAAAGTTTGTAGATGATGATGGCAAAGAGACAACAGAGTTTAAGATTATTAGCAACGATCCTCCAATTTATGGTTATGGCGA